GCGTCTTTAAAATAAAGAATGGCACCGAACGCTAAACCGAACGGCCCAGTGATTACGGCAAGTATTAGTTTCCAATGGTCAGTGACCCAAGAAATGATGTTGCCAAAGAATCCGATAATGTCGTCTTTAAATTTGATAACAAATAATGCCGCTAAACCAAACGGGCCTGTAAGTATTGCTAGTAGCAGTTCCCAATGATCTTTGACCCAATCAAACACCCATTTGATAGCGGCCCAAACTGCGTCAAAACCCAGTTTTATTGCGTCAATGGTTTTTCCAAAAATGTCAAACTTGACTTGTAAAGCAATTAAGGCTGCGACCACCGCAAGGATTAGTACAGCGCCCGACGCCACCCACAAGGCGCTAAATGATGTTGCGGCCACAGCATTGACAGCGGCAGTGATTGCTACTAAAGCGTTCCAGGCTGTAATGGCGGCGTTAGTAATCAAAACAGCCGTTGCAATACCAGCGATAGCGACACCAATACCGACAACCAAACCAACATGGCTTGAAATCCAATTACCGATTTTTTGAAACGCTGGTAGCAACTTACTGATAATGGGCATGACTGCCGCCCCAACAGATTCTTTGAATTCGCCCATTTGAATTGAAAACGATTTCATTTTGCCTGAAGCAGTGTTGGCCGAAGTCGAAGCGGCACCCTTAAAAGTTTTACCCAAAGCGGCGAAAACTTCGTCAGTGCTAGCGCCGTTTTCAATGAGGCTTGCTAATGCTGGGTCTAACTTCTTTAGTGGTCCCAATTGCCCGTTAAAAGCCTTTGAAAGGGCGTCGGATACGGCACCTAAGTCTTTGCCTGTACCGGCAGAAATGTCTAGTGCCAGGCTTAATAAATCTTGGGCTTTGGTTACATCGCCAGTGCCTCGTACAAGTTTGTCTAAGGCTGGGCGCAATTCGTCATCGGAAACAGCGGCGGCAATGCTGGTTTTGGTGATGAACTTTTCGACACTAGCAATTTGGGCGTCGTTTGCCCCAGTGGTGTTTCGTAGGCTGGTGGCAAGTAGTTGGGCGGCCTTGTCATCTTCCATAAACGCTTTGACTGCTTGACCGCCAAAGTCTGCCAAAATACCTAAAGCGGCGGCGGCTGGTACGGCGGCTTTGCTGATAGCAAATTGGGCTTTTTGTCCTGTGGTTTCTAGTTTGTTAAATTCTCTGACTGCACGGTCAATGCCTTTGCTATCAAAGTCTGTGACTATGGGAATGGAAATTGCGGACATTAGATCACCTTAAAATTTTTGTTTACTTCGGCGATTACATCGTCGACTACTTTTTGAATGTTGGCGCTTATGTCACTGATTTTTGCTTCAAAGACTGGCCAGATAACACGGCTAGCAGAACGACCAAATTTGGTATCAAAAGCAGAACCTAGCGAGTTTGCGTTGGCACGGCCCGCAATGTCGAAGATTGCGGCGGCAGGGTTTTTTTGCATAACCGAAAAGGCGGCACCAGTCTTTTTATTGTTAACTCTCAGTGCTACACCTTTAACAGCGCCCGCTGTAGTTAACGGAAATTTCTTTACGCCTTTGGAAGTCCAATTGCGTTGGGTGCCACTAGGGAAACCTGATTCCGAATAACTGGCTTTCATGGCGTTAGTCATTGGTTGGGCAACCTGTTTCATGTTTGCCACATAGGCTTTTTTGAATCCAGGTTCAACTTGTGCCAAATACTTAACGGCTTCTTTAAGGCCTAACACTTCAATGCCAGTTGTTAAGCCTTCCATGTCATTTTCTGCTTTCGTTAATGACCTTAATGACTGTTGTTAGGTCGTTAACATCGAAGTCTACTTCAGGCGGCCAGTACCCTGTCTCTGCTAGCAGTTGGGCTAGGGCGTATCTGTAGGTACTGGCAAGGTAGGGCGGTCGGGTTCATCGCTAACAACTTCTAGCAATACCAACTTTTTAATGAAATCGTCAAGCACCACCGGCACGACAACATTGTGTTGTTGACATGCTTGGTGAGCCAGGTACGCCAAATCTTCAATGCCGATACCTGAAGCCATGTCACTGGCTTTGCGTTTAAATTTGCGTTCCCATGAAACAATGGTGAAAAGGTTGGTGCTTACTTCGACTGGGCCATCGCCTTGGTCAACTCTAAGGGTTAGTTGCATGTCGGGTTCCTTTGTTAGTTGTTAGGTCAGACAATGGCGACGGTATAGACGCCGCCCTTGAAAGTAATGTCAATTTCTGAGAGTTCACCGTAAGCGGCGTCGATCACTGGCAACGCTTCTAGAAAAGTTCCCGTAAGCGTAAAGATCGGATTAGTGGCACCAGTAGCGGCGCTGGTTGGTTTCATTGTCACGGTGGTGGCCGTGCCAACCAAAGTTGCCAAAGTGGCGTATGTTTCCGTGGCTGCATAACTCATCAGAAGGGTTACGGTCAGTTCGTGGTCACCCAAACCAGCAGTAAAAACACGGCTGGTGGAACCAAAAGCGGTTGATTCAAGGGCGTCATATTTGACCGTCAAAGTGGCGCTACGACACTGATCTTGCAAATCAACAGCGTTGACAGTAAGGGTGGGGTTCGATAGGTAAGTAGTTGTGGCCATTTTGGGTTAATCCTTTTTTGCTGGTGCTTTAGTTTTAGCAGATTTTGGGGCTGGGCTGTCGTTAGCAGGTTCATCGGATTCAATGAAACCGTGTTTCAGTAATGCTTCAACATTGGTACCTAAACCAGGTACAAATTCTTCGCCTACTGTGCCAATGCGTTCACTAATAATTGTGTATTTCATGTTCACCCTGTCTGTGCTTGCATTTCTATGGATAGGTCGTAGGCGGCAAAAGTCTGTCCACCTATAGGTAGGTAGCCAGGTCGCCCAGTAGTTACAGCAACATTACTTGCTAAAAGGGCGGCAGACATGCTTAAAACATTGCGTAAGCCGTCTAAATTGGCTGGCCCTAAAGTTATGACCTTTACCGAAAAAGTCATCTTTACGATGTTGTAGTTGAAGGCTTCAAAACTTGGGGCGTCAATAAAAACGCAAGGCGGGTTGATCTTTTCGGAATCATAAACCACCCGCAAACCTGTCACGGTTGTAAGCGTTGCCGATAGGTCGTCTATGGCCTCATTGAATAGGTCGGTGTATACAGTCATTAGGCAACCGCTGGTCGGGGGATACCGGCTAGTTGTTTAATCAACGGTGACAGGCCCGTAACTGAAGCGGTGCCCATATCGCTGAAACTAGCAAAATTATCTATGGCACCCCTTTGTCTGTAAAGACTTCCGCCCATCATGATGGTCGCTAGGGATACATCACCTGAAGGGACAGTGGTTAAAGAATCGGTATAACCCGCTTCTTGCCTTCGACGAAATATCAGATTGTTTCCCGCTGAAGCGCATTGTGCCAAGAAGGCTGTTTCGTCAACGCTTGCTAAAGCAATACCTAGCCAGGTGCCAATTTGTGTTCCTGTTATCCATGTACAGGTTTCGGTGTAGGTCAGGGTGCCTTGTGGGATTGCGGCACTTCGGGTTAAGTTGTCGCCTTCATCGTAAAACAAAACTTGGTTTTCTATCGGCCAGTTGTAGTCGAATAGCAAATCGCCTTGGCTGTCTACACCAATGAAATAGTACGGCGGTAAAGCATAAACATTATGGGTGCCGTTCAGACCATGACCTAAACCAGCAAGGGTGAAAGGTAAACCCAAGTCTAATTCGGGTTCCGTCAGTGTTTGTACGACAGAATAATTGTCTAGCCGTTGGTGGAATATGACTTGGTAAACAGCCATTGGCGGCTAACCGCCTTTCGACTATGCCTGGGTGATTTTGCGAATCATGCTTGAGTTGGCCGCAAACACTGCGGCGTAACCGTACATTGACATGGTTCGTGAAACCGTGGTGGGGTTTTCCACTGAAAGCAAGCCCTGATCTTGGCGGTAAATTTCGTAGGCATTGGCGTTAAAAATCACCATGGTCTTTGCGGCGAAATTCTTGTCAACGATAATTTGCAAACCAAGTGGGTTGGAACCTTGCCACTGGGTGGCGTCGCCCTTGCCGATGGTGTTGTAACCGTTGAGGCCACCGCCCGTGTAACCAAAAATCGGGCGGTTTGTCGTATCGGTTAACTGCATAAGCAATCCCCAGGTGGCGGGGTCAACAGCAATATGGGTTGGCAAATAGTTGGTGGCGGCAACCGTGGTGACTGCACAATCGTAGATTGACTTCAACAGGTCGGTAACTGACAAGTCCCAAACACCATCAGAACTGGCGCTGGACACAAGGGTGTCACAAGCGTAATTGTCGATAGCGAGAAGGTATTGGCCGGCTAGGTCTTGCATGATGATTGCCATAGCGGCGGGATCACTAAACGAAACTGTCTGGTATGACAAGGTGGTGCTACCCGCAAAAGTTTTCTTGGTGACGGTGTTGGAAGCAATCACTGAGGTGGTCGCCGATACAGCGTCAAACTGTGCCGATTGTTCTGCGACAGTCGGGTGGGTGGTCCATGTTGGGCGAATGAAAGTAGAACCAGCGCCACCGCCAGGCATGCCACGGGTACCAACTGCTGTCAAAAGCGGGGCAATGTAGTTAATGTCTGCGAACACTGGACCAAGAATCGGAACAGGAATTACACCAGGCACATTGCTGGTAGCAACATCACCAGCGGCGGCGGCGATATCTGACTGATGGTATGAACGGTAGTCATTCCAAACCTTGGTTGCGTTAGCGGCTTCAACGCCACCCTTGTGCATTGCGGCCACAAATTCGGCGGCGTTAGGCAAACGAGGTTCCCGCTTTGCGGTAGCAAAAATGGGGGCCGTTGGGATTACGACTTCTTCAATAACTGCGGGGCTAGTTTCCATTTGGGGTTCTTCCTTTGGTTCTTCGACTACGGGTTCTGAGGCCGCTACTTGTGAAATGGTACTACCTTTAAAAGCGGCTGTGGGGACAAGAGAAATCTCTTGCCAATCGGCGGCTTCGACGGTCATATTTCCTTGCTCGTCATAACTGAATTTGGTTGGATTGACACCTACGGACAGTTCCATAACCCCGTCACTTGCTAACACCAAAGCCTCATTGCCTAGGGCTGTGCTACTAATTTTCATTGCTAGCAACATTTCTGTGCCGGTATCTACCCTTTCGGTTACTAACCCAATGGGCATTGTTGAATCGTGGTACATGAAAACTCTGGGTGGGCGACCGTCAACGGGTAGTGAACCTGGTGCAAAAGACACGGTGGTACCGTCGCTTACTGTTGCGAAAGTGTTGTATTGCACGGCAACACCAGTGATTGTTCGGCGGGGTAAACCGTCTTGGCCTGCCGCTTCGACTGCGAATGTTTTGGTGTTAAAAGTAATCATGACGCCATCTTTTCTTGGGTGTTTTCTTGTGGTTGGTCTTGTGGAATTGTTGGTGTTTGCATGTTGGACATGCCTTCTTCTTGGCTTATTAAAAAGTCGTCGGTGTCCCAACATACATATGTGCCACGGGGCAATTGTTGAGATAAGGCGTCAGTTATTGCCTTTGCGTACATGGATAATCCGAAGGTCCAAAGGTCACTTTTGGCGGAATCGCTATTGACATAAGCGTAACTGCCAGTGGAAATACCCAATAAATATGGGGGGATATTGCACAAGTTAGCAATTTGTTTTGACTGATATTCAGCGGCGTCAATCAACAGCATTTTGTCAGGTGTTGCCGATGTTTCGGTGTATGACAAAAATTCGTTTAATGCCGCTGTCTGGTTGGTTGCTCTTGCCTGGTTAAATGCTTCAGCCAATGCGGCCAGTTCGGTAGCGCTTAATGGTTCGCCACCTGTTTGTTTAAGTACACCTGCTGGGATTGCGCTACTGGCGTTTCGGTAGCGGGCATCTTCTAATTTGATCGCTGTTGCTATCGTTTGTTCTGACATGAAAATCATGCCTTGGGTTGGGCTGTAAATCTGTACTACATCTTTGGGGTCTATAGCGCCACCGTTGAAATATATTTCTTTGCTTTTACCGAACCAGACGGGTCCGTTTGCGTCGGGCGTCGATATAGAACCTTGGGGTATTCTGGTGGCGCTAGCCATGTAACCGTCTTTGGTCCTAGAAGTAATATAAAGGTAACAGCGGCCAAAGAAAAAAAGATCATCGAATACCCAAGGGAAAAGAAAACTGTTTGGCATTTCGGGGTCTAGTTGGCGTAACCAAGACCGTGGCGCTAACGGTACTTCTTCCATTTCGCCGTCGGTTTCGTTCCATATTTCGCTATACATTTCAAGTTTCATACTTGCCAACACTGAGGCCATAAGGTCACGGCTACGGCTAATGGCGGCTACCGACATTGCCCGATTTCTCAATACACCAGCCTGATAGGACCACCAATCGCCAATAAGGTTTGGTCCAGCAACTTGTGAAGAATAGTACGAACCGCCAACAGCCGCCGCTTCTACTTTGGGCTGTGGGCTAATTGCCGCTTTGTTCACTTTGTTATTACTGAAGATTCCCATGTCGGTTTCCTTTGGGGGGTGTCCCTGCCCTGCCCGACGCAAGACAGGGACAAAATCACTTTAGCCTTTGACAGGTTCACGGTGTCGTAGATA